GGCCACCGCAAATACATCAATCAAACCATGCCTTCGCATATTCGGGTCGATTCTCTTTGAGCCATGGCATTGCATCCTCATGCAGCTGCTTGGCATTCATGCCAATGGTGTTGCTGCCAATGTGGTGAACATAGCTCGCACTCACATAGTGGCCATAGCCTTTTTGGATTAAGTCCATACAATGCACATCGTCACTGTACCAATTCAGAGGGGGAAACTTTGCCTCTTCAAATGCGTCACTTGATATCCATGCAAAGATTGGGCTGACCTCTTGGACCAATTTAATGTGGGCCTCAGACGGGAATTTGTAGAAGCTCAATCGCTCACCAGGCTGGCAAATGCGCACATTCTGGCCAGACCTTGCCGCATCACTTCGAGCCGCCACCCACCCCGCTTTGTAGCTGTTCATGGTCCTGACAATGGCCACATCTTCCATCAGCACTTTCACGCTGGTGGGGGTCAGCACAATGTCGTCATTGGCCACAATGCATGATGACCAGTCCTTGAGCGCTGCCTCAATCACCTCGTTGTAGTCCTCGCCAAAGTTCCTTGGCTGGCCATAGATTTTGTAATCGGCATCAAAATGCTCAATGACAGACTCTGGGCCGCGCAGATAAACCGGACACTCTGGCGCGTATTGCCTGATGGATTCCAGCAGCACGGCCAGACCATGGCCCTTGACAGTGGCAATGACAATCGGACAAATCATTTCTTTGCCTTATTTCTTGCAGATATTGCAGCCGCCTTGGCCTTGGCATCGGCCTTGGAGCTTGCGCCCCACGCCTTCAAAGACAACAGCAGTCTGGTCGGCTCACCGCCCTTCATCTCAGGCCCAGGCATATTGCCCATGCGTGCCAAGAATGATGCACGCCTTGGGTTATCGCCAGACTTGACTGGCGCTTTCAAGTTCATGCCCTGCGCCTTCGCACTGGCCCGACCCTTGGCATTTAAGCCGCCAGAGGGTGACTTGCCCTCTTTACGCTGCCAGGCTGGTGTCTTCATCTGAACCCCGCTGTTTTTTTGGCCACTGACTTGGGCTGCTTTACAAATTGTTTCCCCGCAGCCTTGCCCATGCGTTTTGCGCGTGTTGTCGCAGCGTACTCGCTAGGGCTGAGACTTTTGATAGCAGCCTCTGGTAGATATCGCTCACCCGTGACAGAAGATTTTTTACCACTTTTGGTTCTCCAATTTTGATCGCCCCAGTTTTTAAGGGATTGCTGTGAAGCCTTCATTTGTAGCCTCCACCTTTTTCTTTGTAAGACTTGGCCAAGAGTTGTGCCTTCCTGGCTGACCACTGGCCTGCTGCCGTACCCTGCACCGCACGCCCCTTGATGGATTCAAACAAGGCTTTGCGCATGGTCGGCTTGGTGTAGTTACCAGCCGCGTTCACACTTGATTTAGCTTTGGCTTTCATCTTCTCCCTCTTCATAGTCCTCTTCACCCTCTTGCTCACCCGTATTGGGACCACCCACCACCCATGCATCGCAAGTGCGACTCGCTGCGCACTTGAAGTCAAAGATTTCGCAGTAACCCAGATCGGCCAACTTGATCGTTCCCCATGGGTCGGCTTCCATGCCAATGCCTTGGGCAATGCACTCTTTGAGCTTGTCAGACACATTGAATGCCGCGCAGTTACCGCATAGGCTTTTCTTTGAGTCTTCAATGCTCACATCCCACTGGTCTGACTTCTTACGCCAAAAAGCCTCGTTTGGCAGTTTGGGATTCTCAGGACCATAGGCCGCGCTGGTGATCGCCTTGGCGCGGTTTTTTAGGTTGAGGGTAATGTCTTGCGTGGGCATGGGGCAGTTCTCGCCTGCGCTCATGTCCTCGCCCTCTTCTTTGTCCATGACCTGGTCCATGGTGCGTTTTAAAGTGGCCATTATTTTTTCGCCTTGTTCTTTGCCGTGCGCTGACCGCGCATGGGCATCTTTGCCTCAGACATGGCAATGGCAATTGCCTGCTTGGGGTTCTTGACCACTGGCCCACCCTTGCCACTGTGCAGCTTGCCAGAGCCAAATTCGCCCATTACCTTGCCGACCTTCTTTTGCGCTTTACTCATTGCCTTCATAGGTTTCCCCCATTGGTTTGTCAATACCCGAATTATGCAACCCTGACTAGGTTTCTGCGCAGGGGCTGAGACCATTTTCCTGATCCACTTGACCCGTACATCCCTGCAATCGCGTCAGACGCAAACGTCAGGACAAAGGCATCGGCTTTGTCAGGGCTTGGCAGGCCCCGCCTCTTGATCTCGTCTTTCCCCTCAATGGCGATCTTGCCGTTGCTGGTAAATGAGTACCGCACTGTGGCCAGTTCAGCAATCAAGACCTCATCCTTTGGCATCTTGCAGTCCCGCGCTTCCAGCCACGCCCTTGCTTTGTACCAAAGCTCTGCTTTGAGATTCCTGTAAGTCCCACCCATCGCGGGTGATTCACTCACATTGATCCCTCTGGCCGGCAGGCCCAGCTCTCTGAGCCGGTCCACCACCCCAGCGCCAAGTCCAATGCTATCCACCAGAATCTCTTTCGGTTGCTGACTCGGTGGCAGCGCCTGATACTCGGCCACCACCGCGCCAGTCAATTGCATCAAGTCTAAATTTTTCCATGTCCGGATATTCTCTGTGACAGCATTACCTTGGCGCTTGCAGAGGGCCGATCTGTCCGAGCCAAACCTTGCCACATCCAAGCCCCAGAGCATGGGCGCGTAATCACTTGGCGCCACATCCCGATTCACCGCGCTCTCAAGTAGGTCCATGGCAATGACAGTGTCGTCATCCCCCTTGGGAAACTCACCAATCACCCTGATTCGGTAGACGTTGCTCTCTTCCCCATACCGCATGGCCATCTCTTTGACGTACTCGACACTGACCCGTGGCGAGTCAGTACACGCCACTTGAAACGTGGTCCACTCATCGGCCAGGCGCGTGTGGGTGTCGTAGAAAAACCCACTGCTTCTCACCGGATTCCCCAAAAGCAGCGTCACCGCGTTATGCCCAGACATCGAGCCAGCCGCGGCCTCGAACACTTGCTCTGGCACACCAGAAGCCTCATCGGCCACCAACATCACGTTCTCTGAGTGAATCCCCTGCAAAGCCTCTGGCTGCTCTGCACGACTTGTCCTAGCCGAAATAAACATCTCAGTCGGTGCAGCATTGAATTCAATCCTCTCTTGCTTGACTGTCAACAATCCCTGCAAAGGCAAAGGCATCGCATTGATCCACCTCTTCAGCTCGGCAAACATCGCGTCATAAAGCTGTGAGCTTGTCGGTGCAGTCACCACCACCTTGACGGGAGACCGCGTCATAAAGTACCAGAGCATGGCCCAGCTGCTTGCCGTACTCTTTCCCACCCCGTGGCCACTTCTGACACTTATCTTCCTATCCCCACGGGCAATCGCCCCAAGAAACTTCACTTGCCATGGGTCAGGGTCAACCCCCAGCACCTCACGCACAAATAGCACGGGGTCCGGCTGATACCTCTCCACCCATAACGCAAACACATTCTCTTTACTCATGGGTGAATGGTCTCATAGATGGCCCACGCCTTGGGACTCATCGCCCATCTGTGCGCATCTAGCTCATCAGTCCTGACCAAGATCAGCAAGTGATACGTCATCGCCAAATCAAACCGATCCTCATTGATCGCCTCCATCATCCGAATCTTTAGGTCCAGCAACATCACACTAAGATGCAGCGCTGTCAATAAATCAGTCATGTCATCCTCATCTGCTTTAAGTTCTTACTGGTCTCCCGATTGGTCCAGCATGATGCACAAATCCACCGAGCCTGACTCATCTGCACACCACCCTCTGGCGGCTTTTTCTCTTCGCACTTATTGCACAGCTGCAATTTGTGCCCGTGGCAGTTGCCGTTCAATCTCACATGATTGTTTACAAAATTACTCTTCATACCCTTGCCGGACAAGTTCTGCCCTGGTTGCAGTTCCCATGACATGGTGGACACTTCCTATCAATGAAATCATATTCATTGACCCATGTCCTTAGTGTTAGACCACAGGCCGGACCAGTGGGTGGTGTTTCTCTCTCTTCTGGTTTCATTGAATATCTGTATATTGCCCATGCAATAATCAATACATTGAGTATTAATATTGAGTAGATAATAATCACTGTATTCTCTGCACTTTATTATGTGGGTGCGTTAACCACTTATCACCCAATATTCTTAATGCCTTAATATATTGACGCTGATTATGTCTGTTCGTGCTATTAGGCACATAATCGACATTAAACAAATGTCTGACCTTAGTTAATAAACTGATGTTCATATTATCCCCACAATCTGGTTAATGTCGACCCATGTGTGCCAAACAATCGTACTGTCTGGCTTGCCCAAGGCACAGAAGACTTTACTGTCTTTAGTCTCATCAGTGTCTAAGACGATCCACTCCTGGTCATCAATTGTGACTGTTGCCTGCTTCGTTTTCATAGGGTTTTAGGTTTAGTTGGTGGAGTTGACATTTTTGCACAATTTGCGTTAGTTGTTACTTTTTTAAAAAATTTTTTTTGTAGGTGTTTAGTGCCGCCACTGTCGCCCCCGCCAAGCCGGCCAAGGGGGGGGTCGCGGCCACCGACCGCCAGCCGACCACCACCGACTTGTCCACGGATTTTGGCCAACCTTATCCACAGATTCCTGTGCATAAGTAGGTCTGTAATACTTTAATGCACTTAATTCTGTGGATAACGAGTTATCCACTTAACATAATGGCCATTGTATAAAGTGACTGAATGCTTCGGTATTCGTTTATGCAGAATCGTCTAGTGACACGACAGATCGCTTGCGCAGTGCATCCAGCGCCATGCTTCCAAGGTCGATATTGACCAGGGGCTGCTGCTTGTCACCATACTCGTCTGGCGCCTGCTTAGAGGCCAGCCAGCGCCTTGTGTCCACCCGTAGCTTGGCCACTTGTGCGTCTTGAGGGCTTGCGCTGTCTGCAATTTCGAGGGTCTGCTCTGCTAAACTTCTCCCACCTCGCGTGCGTGCGCGTGCGAGGAGTTCTCCCCGCTTCGCATCTTTTTCGATCCATTTGTAGAAACCACCGATGCTGATGTCCAGAGACTTAATCACTGAATCGGTTGTTTTCCCTTGTGAGATATGGTCGAAGAGCATAGCCTCACCACCGAATGCGTGAATTTTCTTATTGATTCCTGACATCTCTTTGCGCTCGATTGCAGCCTGGTCACGCAGTGTGAGCTGGCGCTCGACAATGTTGTCGGCAAGTTCACTCAATGTCTTTGCGCTCTTCTTTGGTTTTGCCATTCAGATAATCCTCGATTGTTTTGATTGCTTCGGCAGCTGATCTGGCGACCACTGCTCGATACCCTTTTGCATTTAACTGCAAACCCAATGCGCTTTGCTTGTCCGACACCACACCGGCCTTGGTCTTCATTTCCACAAATAGCGCATGAAACCCGTTTTTAGGCTCTAGAACGCAAAGGTCAGGCATCCCTGCCAATACCCCTTCAGAATGCAATCTGACGCGCTCTGAGGCCGTTCTATCGCCACCATTGGGTATTGCCGCAATGATGCAGTCCGGATAGAACGCTCGAAAGTATTGCACCACCTTGACCTGGTCAATGTGTTCAGTGTTTTTTCTTTTGCGTTTTACGTCAACCACCATTCCTCGGATTCTACTGCCGAGGCTTTGGTCTGGAACATGTGGCATCGGTGCTTGATGTCGGTCGGGAATGCCGCAAGGCCGGTCTGGCCGCACTGGTGTTCGGACCATGTGACAGTTGCCCATCCATTTTTCAGCTTGGCCTCTTGCAGCATCCAGTGCAGTGGCTTTGCGTTGACCTTCCTGTGCCTTTCCAGCTGCTCTGCTGGCATAGACAGGCGCTGCTCTACGTTTACCGCTTTACTGCACTGATGGCAGAAAACGCGCTCATCTTCGACCAATTTGTCGGATTGTGCATAACCTGTGGATAACTGTTCAAACTGTTGGACCATTGCTTTTCTCCAAAAAGGGTCAAAAGTAAACCGGTATGACCAAAGGAAATCTACCGCTTTACCGCTTTACTTTTCACTATCCCAAAACTGACCAGATTGGCCTGTGGATAAGTGGGTCTAAAGACCCCCACTTATACCAACAGACCTGCCTTTATCTAAACCGGTATACCGGTTTACTACCGGTTTACTACCGGTTTACCGGTTTACTTTATTTGAACCCATCCGCTGCTTGCTTGGTCCAATGCAAAGCGCTGAAAGATGGCTGCGTTGACGGCCTTTCTCGCATAGCTTTGGTCGGCCATTGGCACTGCTTGGTAGATGTCAGCCCACTCCAGCTGGTGCATTGATTGCAGTTCTTTTGGAACACTTGGCCGCCCTGACCCTCTGCGCATGATGACAGCGCCTTTGGCATTGATGATGGACTGGACAAAGTTGCAGGCAGCGTCTGCGGCATCTTGGATTTGTTGCTGGCGCTTATCGTTCTGCCGGTCGTTGGCTGCCTGCCTTCGGTCATCTTCCGAGGACATGGCTGGAACGACCAGCAGCACCATTTGCTCTTGGATATCCCCATCTTCATCAAGGACAGTGTCAGCAAAGACATCGGAGTTGAATTTAATTTCTCTGAAGTTGGGCTGGTATCGGGTCTTGACCAGTCGCATATAACGGGTCTTTGTCTCATCTTCAAACAGAATGCCGGTGAGGGTTGCATCGCCTGTAAATGCAGAAGCGCCACGGGCTGTGGCATCTGAGTCTGACTTGGAGATGGTCTTGTTGGTGTGGGTGATTATGCAGACTGGCGTGTCCAGTTGGATGTAAATGGTCTGCTTTAGGGCTGCAATAAAGCTACCTACTTCTGAGTTGTCATTCTCATTATCAATATCCATTGTCGCGTTTGCAGTATCAAGCACCAATAATGGCCGGACATTATCTATTGTGTGATTTATTACATTATGTGCAAGCATCAATAAATCTTTAACATTAGACCTTTTGGCATCGATGATGACAAACCAGTCTGATAATGAGGCAGCACTAATCCCATAATGCCGTGCATACCCTGTCAATGTTCTTTCGACTTGGTCCGAGTCTTCGGTGACTATGATTGTTTTGCGTTTCTTGGTGGCTGTGAGTTCGCAGTCTTTGGCCTGTAAGCCTGCCATGACCATGCACAGGCTGATGACCGCTGTGGTCTTGCCGATGCCAGGCTGACCGGCCAGCACCATGAAACTGTGTGCCCAGAAGCCTTTGACCATGTAGCGGATGGGTTTGATCTGGCCAATGGTCAATGTGCGCTCTGGCCAGCCTTTGACTTCTGGTGCATCGGTGGCCACTGGCGCTTGGCCAATCACCGCTGCAAAGTCTTCTACCGCGCTTTTTCTTTCGGCCTGTTTGGTAGGTGGCTCATAGCCACAGTCTTTGGCGTGTTTAAACAGTGTGCCAATGCCAACACCTTTGCCCTGGTGAAAGCTCTTCCAGTGGGTCTCAATGTCCTTGGTCCCTTGGAATTTGTTGCCGGCCATGGACCATGTCATCCATGGGCCGAGACCAGCCTCGCCAAACTCTGTATGCAGCGCTTGGCCCAGCTCAATCCACTGGTCGTAATCGCAGTCTGGGCTGATATGGTGCAAAGCCTTGACCGCACGATCAAGGTCGCTGTCATCCAGTCTTGAGCCTAATTGGGTGAAGTCAAATGATTGTGAGGGCGTGGCAGGCTTTGGCTCTTGCAGCTGGTGCTGCTCGATGATGCCCCACTCTTGGAGCAGGGCATAGAGGTCCACCGCCTCTTGAAATTCACCGACCACAGCGTTGCCACTGAGTAGGACTGACTTGCCGGCACTGTTTGGCAGGCCAAATACCTCAAGCTCTTGGCCGCCACCCAGTTTGTACTTGGGCAGCACCAGGTCAGATTCTTTGGGTGGTTGGACCCATAGAAAGACATGACGGCCACGGCCTGAGACAGAAACCTCGGTCAGCATATTGTTGGCCTTGACATACTTGGCCATGCGCTGGATGGCCACATTGGTCGGGCCACTAGCGTGCTTCATGTCCACATCGAGGCAAACCAAATAGTTCCCTGATGCGCTGATGATGGGGCGCTGCTGGACTAGGCCAAGATACTGGCCATGTGGGGCCTCTTCCATGGTCCAGACATCTTCAGCGTTATATAGATCAGTCGGGTCTGTATCCCGTGCCACACCTTGGCCAGATCGCTTGTAGGGGATTTTCTTTGAGCCTTGCAGGGCAAAGGTGCAGAAGACGGCATCGGGGGCCACAGCGCCTATTTTGCAGGCGACAGACTGGGACTGCTGAAATGTCTCGTTTTGGGGTGTTTCAGTTATGATTGGCACTGAAATTCCTTTAGTTGGGGGTTTCATTTGTTAGTTGCCATGAGAGTTGACCTTTTGACCTGGTAGCGTTTACGCGCTATCAGGTCTTTTCTTTTGGCAAGGATGTGAATTCTATTCCTTCGCCTTTTCTTTGACTAGAGAAGATGCAGCCACCTTCTCACCGACTAGGTCTTCGGACACCTCGACACCGAGTTTTAAGACAGCACTGGGCGACTTCAGCTCCCATGCGCTCATGTTGTCTTTGAATGCTTCCATGACCAGTGCCTCGTCTTTCCAGAATTTTGTCTTGCGGCCTGCGCGCATGGTCCAGCCGGAAATGGCCGCACCATTGGTCAATTGCTCTTTGGCGGCAGCCTGCACTGCATCGGCCCATGCGGCCACTAGAACTGCGTTGTCTAGCATCTCAGGGGTAACAGTGGTGTCAGGCTTGAAATCGTTCCTAGCGACCTCTTGGACCTTCTCACGCATACTGGGGCAAATGGTCTTGGCCTTGCAGTACCGGCAGGCGTCAACGCTTGGGTTGGTTGGTGCATCGCCTGAGAGCGCTAATTCCGCTGCCGACTGCAAGCGCCTGCCATGCAGCTCCAGACGTAGACCAGACACTGTCCACTTGCTGTGGCCAACACGGGGCTGGAATATGTGCATGGTGCATTCAATGGTGTTTGGCGCTTTGAATTGACGCATCGCACCAAGGGCATAGGTCAGCAGCTGCTTGTTCTCATTTGCGTCTACGGCCACACGGCCTGTCTTCAAATCAATGACATGAAGATGATTGCCATCGACCAGGACTGCATCGGCTGTGCCACCAAGCGCTGGGTGCAGAGACTTCAGACCCTCATCGAGATTGACCTCGATTAGCTTTTTTCGGGGATTCTCGACCAAGTTGTTGACAAAGTCGGCATAGCTTTGGGCCATGGCCACATGGTCTGGGTCAGTACCAGCTGGGACTTCTTTGCCAGACAGAATGATCTCTGACAGCTCATGGATGGCAGTGCCAATGGCAGCGGCTTCGCCTGCTGGCTCATACGGCATGAGGGATTCGAGGCGGACAGAGCCTGGGCAATCCATAACTCTTTGAATTCTGGATGCTGACAACTGGGCGTGCGCTCTGGCTTTATGTTCAATTTTTAAGTTCATTTCATTCTCCACAAAAACAGGGTATTAATTCTTCATTAGGGTCAAACATATCTTTTTGCTGGCTAGAGTATTTCGCCATAGTTTCATATGTCGGGTGATCTCTAGAAAAATGGATGACACTTTTAGCAAAGTTCTCTTTTGCGTAAGTTTCCATTTCTATCCACCAAGTTGCTCTTTCGGGTTTTTCTTGGATTAGAGAAACCAACTGGGCCACTGGCTTATGAAAGCAAAGATCGCAATTGGAGTGAAAGCTCTTGCCGTTGTACATAGGCGTATTTAAGTTAAATGCTTGTGATTCCCAGAAATCACCAATATGAGCTGACACCACGCTAGCGTCAGCCAGTGGTGTAAGAAAATCACCAATCCAATATTTCTTGTGCCCTGCTCCATTTGAGCCTTTCATTTTTGCCACTCGTCTTGGCTCATCTGAACGAATTCCAACCATCTGGTCACATGGGTTGGCATCAGTACCAACTTGCATATCTTTTATGTACTTGTGAACAATATCTATTTTTAGTTCTTTAGTACAAAACCGCATAAAACCATTTGGCAGGGCTTTCTTTTTAATGCACATATCTCGGAAAGGCTCTCCATTTCTTGCAGCCGTTTCGTAGGAAACCACTTCATAACCAAGTTTGTTATCTCTCCATTCAAGCCAAGTGATTGGCACATTCCAGTGTTCTGAGCAATCTTGGATAAACCTCAGAGTTGCCTCATCTTCCTTGCCAGTATTGGCAAAACAGACAATTGCTTCTGGTGGCAGGCTCATCTGGTGAGCCTCTAACACCTTGTAGAGCATAAATGCACTGGTGCGACCACCAGAGAAACTGATGCAAGTGGGGCTGTCAATTCGATAGGGGTTTGACACGTTTTCTCCTGGTTAAATTGCTTTTTCGATTAAATATCCACGGCATCGGCCACCGCGACTGCACGCGTTTTGGACTGCGTTGGTAGTCACATCCAAATGCCTTGCGGCATCGGCCATGCTTCTGAACCAAGCCACAGTCTCATTTTTTGTGTTTTTGAGAAACACTGGGGCAGCTGGCTTGCTGAAGCATTTGATTTCATAAAGCGCGTGATGTGTGTTTTGAACGGCAGAAACCCATTCCAAGTTATCGGGCCGGTTGTCTGTCTTGATGTTGTTCTTATGGTTAACAGTCAAAGAATGATCGCCAGGAATAAAAGCCATGGCCACCAACCGATGGACCACCATCTTTTTGCCATGACTTAATTCGACTTGGTAATACCCATCTTTTGTAAGCCATGGCTTTAAAAGCCTGCTCTTATATAAAACCGGTCCGACACTGCCCCATTTGTTTTTCTTGATCACAGTTCTTGCAACACTTCTGACCTTGCCAATTTGGCTTACTTGATACCCTTCATGGCCTGGTATTGGTTGCCAAATATCCATGACACCTTCAAATTCTTTCCATATATCCATGATTGCCTCAAATGATTTGTGAAATGATTTTCTGCTTGGCGATCACTTTGCCAAGAATGGTGTGGTCCAGTGATGCGCGCACTGTCAGCAAATAGATCAATGGCTTTATGCCGTTTTTGTTGATGTTTTCGACTCGGCTGCTGGCCTGCTCCAAGGCACTGGTCTGCCAAGTTGGCTCAACAAAAACAATCGTGTCAGCAGTTGACAGATCGATGCCTTCGCCACATGAGCTGATGTTGCCAATGAAGCACTTGGTCCGGCCAGACTGGAATGCGTCAATGTTCTTTTGGCGCTGGGCCTTGGGCGTGTCACCCACCACCATGACCGGCTTGTGTTCTTTCAACCCCTCAGTCAGCATGGCCACCACTTCTTTGTGGTGCGCGAAAACCACCACCGGCTCTTCAGACTTGAGCAAGTCATCGATGAATTCAATGGCCAGTGGGGCTTTGCGAATGCCAGCCTCACGCATGATCTCTGACAGACCCTCAAATGCCAGCAAGGCATTGGGATTGGCAATCAATGCGTCAGCGTCAAATGATTGCTCGCGCTTGTCCACCGCCAAGTCAAAGGTAATCAGGCTCACTTGTGGCTCCTTGTAGTCCATGAAGATGTCTTCTTTTTTGCGTCTGAGCATATGGGGCTTGACCAGGGCTTTAAGCTCTGGGATGTTGGAAGCACCAGACACATCAAGGCCGCCCCATGGTGGACTCCATGCTTTTGCGTATCGATAAACAAAGTCAAACCAACCTCCCCTATAAATCCCTAGTCCATGAAGTATAGGCCATAATTCAGCCGGTCTGTTTGGCACGATAGTCCCGCTGAGTGCAAAGACGTAGTCAATCTTCTTCATTGCCAGCATGGCCGCCTTGGTGCGTTTTGCTTTCGGGTTGGCCAGACGATGCGCTTCATCCAAAACTAGAGTGCTATATCTGTCCACTTGCGTAACACCATATTGCAAGACATCGTAGTTGATGATGGTGATATCTGCACTGTTTACCTCTGAAGCCTCACGTTTCCCATTGACCACATGGACCGAGACGTTGGGGGCCAGCCGAGCAAAGGCAGACTCCCAGACTGTCTTGGCAATGGCAGGGCAAACGATCAGGGCTGGTAGGTTTTCAAGTGCAGCAGCTGCTGTGGGTAGCGTCTTGCCAACACGGGGCTGGTCGGCCAGTATGGCCCTGCGCCTAGACAGCAAGAAGAGCTTGGCCTCTTGCTGATGGGGGAATAACTGCATGATCGTTTCCTCGTTTTAAGTTGTTGCGATCATATCTGCATTTGTGCTAAAGTGCAATTTCTGTTTAACGACAGAAACGTAAAAACCTAAACCCTTAAAAGGAAAAAACCATGACCAGAGTCGTAACCGGCAAAGTTCGTTTCTCATACTTCTCAGCATTGACTGCTCGCAAGAATGAGATGAACGGCAAAGAAGAGTTCTCAACGCAAGTGCTTGTCCCAAAGACAGACCTTGACACTGTGAACCAATTGAAAGCGGCAGCCAAGGCCGCATTGACCGCCAAATTCGGGGACAAAATCCCAAAGACAGTGCGCAATCCCTTGCGTGATGGCGATACAGAAGTCAAATCCGATGGATCACCACTGGGTCCAGAGTATGCAGGGCATTACTTCTTTAACACCAAGTCAACCAACAAGCCTGGTGCAGTGGATGCCCATGGCCATGACATTCTTGGATCACAAGATATTGTCTCTGGCGACTATGGCCGCGTGTCTTTGAATGCCTATGCTTATGACCAGGCAGGCAACAAGGGCGTGTCGTATGGTTTAAACAACATCATGCTTTTGTCTAAGGGTGACTCGCTGGGTGGTGCAAAGCCATCGGCTGCCAGTGACTTTGGCGTGGTGGCCAGCAAGGCCGCGCCAGCTGCTGCACCTTCAATCGACAACGACTGGTGATTTGTCGATCAGCTTCTCAAGCGCCAAGTGCAATTGATTGACTGATGTCCACAATGGCTCCACAGTTCCAGACAGCCACCGGCTGACCTGGGACTGTTGGATGCCAGCCTCATCGCACACCGCAGACATGGTTATCTTGTGAGCCTTGGCCCTTGCCCTGATAGTGTGAATTGATTCCATGGCCGCATTCTAATTGCGCTATATGCAAAAAAACAACATGGACAGAATTACTTCTTGCAAGATAATTTATTTCTGTCATAGTTCGTAACACCTATTCACTTAAACGAAAGAAACCGATGAAACCGCAAACCGAAACCCTTCTTGATTATTTGACCGCCTTGGCCATTGGCGTTGGCATGGCTGCTTTACTTGTGGCATGGTGGTCAGCGTGAAATACAATCCAACCCCATTTTGTCCCGTGGACCTCTTGCTGTTTGTCTGCTGCATTGAAGACGTTGAACTGGTTTGCTTCTTGGAATACAGCCCAGAAGAGAAAGGTTCCACCGATTCATTTGGCGCACCTTATGAGCCAAATATTGAAGAGTGCATGACCCTCAACAATGCATACATCGCTGGCACTGATGTGGACATTGCCCACTTGCTTTTGCAGTCCATGGTGGACCACATTGAAGTGACTGCTTTGGCTAATTTTAAGGATGGTGATGAATGAGCTGGCTCTTTTCGCAGGCGCTGGTGGGGGAATACTCGGAGGCAAGCTCCTTGGATGGAGAACAGTCTGCGCAGTCGAATGGGAGCCATACCCAGCAAGCGTATTGTGCGCCAGACAAAATGACGGCATTCTCGCGCCTTTCCCGATTTGGGATGACGTTCAAACCTTTGACGGCCACCCATGGCGAGGCATTGTTGATGTCGTATCTGGCGGCTTTCCGTGCCAAGACATCTCAACCGCAGGGGGGGGGGAGGGAATTACAGGGGCAAGAAGCTCAATGTGGAAACACATGGCGCGGATCATTCACGAAATACGACCCAAGTTTGTATTTGTGGAAAACTCACCAAATCTCACTTCTAGGGGACTT